AGAGAATGTTGATCCAAAGTGTAGCACATAAAGGCCAACACATTCTCGACGTGGGTTGTGGATTCGGCGGTGATCTTCAGAAATGGCATAAATGTGGGGTAAATATTAACATGTGTGACCCGGAGCCATCAGCTCTAGAAGAGGCTCGTTCGCGTGCAAAGAATATGCACATGAGAGTAAATTTTTATGAAGGTGACATCCATGATTGTCCGCACAGAAAATTTGATATTATTTGTTTCAATTTTTCACTTCATTATATTTTTGCATCAAAAACTTTGTTCATGAATTCTCTCAGAGAAATAAAAAAGCGTATGAAACCTGGTGGACATTTAATCGGTATCATACCTGATTCAGAAAAAATCATTTTCAAAACACCTTTCATCGATGAGATGGGGAATTTTTTCAAGATGAAAGAGTATGGAAATGGTGGGTTTGGTGAAAAATTATTTGTGCAGTTGACTGATACACCATATTACGCGGATGGACCAAAGTCAGAGCCTGTTGCGTATAAAGATCAACTCGTGACACACTTAGAAGATATGGGGTTTGTGTTACAACTTTGGGAGGGTTTGAAGGGAAACCCGATCTCAGAATTGTATAGTAAATTTATCTTTGTCTATAACAGATGATAGCATTCATTATACTCCTCATCGTAAATATATGGATACTTCGACAGACTCGAGAGCCAGAAAAATTGATTGAAGTCAAGGAAAAATATCGTATCCTCAGGGAACATTTAAAGGAGACGAATAATGAGAAATTTCACATGCTCACGGAATGTATCCCAATTACGGGAATTATGCGCATGAATGGTGCTGTTGGTTACAACACCAATAAAGGGGGTGAAATTGCTATATGTCTCGATGGTGAGACGAATGAAATTTTCCATGTACTCATTCACGAATTAGCACATTGTACTGTGGAAGAATATGATCATTCCGAAAAATTTTGGAAAAACTTCCTAGAACTTCGGGATATTTGTATAGAATTAGATATTTATGAAAAGATTCCTAACAAGACAGAATTTTGTGGTGAACATGTTCAGGATAAATAATCTATGTAAATATCAAATGAAAACACCAGTGAGTGTTCTACTCATGGCAGTGGCGTACTGGATGGTTATTTATGGCATGTCGATGGTGCCGAATCTTTCCAACAACTACATCGTAAATATCATCTGGATGACTTTAGTCATTCCAAACATGCTTCGTCTCATCGTCGGAAACATTCCCCGTCTTGCAGTAGACCGCGTCTTTTTCTTGACGACTACGATTATCGCCTTTATTCTCACCTACTTGCTGAACATGGCATTCGATGATACCAAAGAGGCTGTAAAAGACCCCGCTGCTTCCAATAGCAAGAAACTTAAGTTGAGTGCCTTGCTCGTGGGGACATTCACAGCGGGTGCCCTAATTACGTATTATTTGGGTATAGATACATCTATCTATAGCAATATGGGTTGGGAAACGCCAGCCAATCAGGGCTTGACGATGTAATCCTTGGCGATGTAGAAGACAATCGCCGCGACGGCACCGGTAGCTCCGAGACCAACAACACTCCTACCCCCCTGTTCGTTAAGGAACTTGGGGATAGAGGTCGCAAGACGGTCTTGGACGGGCTTGCTCACGGCAATGGCGGTGCAGGCCGCGACGAAAAGAGCGGTGAGCTGCTCGTCGGTGAGGTTAAGGGGGTTCTTGTTCTCAGGTTGCTGAGGAGCCTGGGGAGAGGGATAAGCACCCTGGGGCTGAGGAGCAGTCATCTGGGGCATCATACCCTGCATCTTAGGCTCGTCGGTCATCATAGGGGGTTCCATCATAATATCATTAATGGGAGTAGAATCCATCGTCGTCTCTTTACTTTGACTCACATTTTTTTCAGGTGTAAAAGACGTGGATGGATTTTGATTAATAGGAACCATTCCCTCACCATCATCGGATAAATTCATGGTATTCACTTGTTCTGAAGCCATTTAGTATAATCATATGTTTTTGAATTCAACACTCAACGCGTCTTTGTGATCTTGAGATTTGTTTTCTTCGTCGCCTTTTTAGCATCATCCTCTTTCTGCTGAAGATGCTTGGGATTATACATCTTTTTATGTAACCTCCATAGATCTGGACCACCGACCCTGAAGTTTTTCCTGATTGTCGCCTTGTACCAAAATACACAATCCTGAATCTTGTTAGACTTGACTGTGTTGTCTAACACGAGACACTCATAATTTTCTGTACATGCATCCATTACTTTACAGAACATATCGAATGAAGGAAAAATTCCAAAAAATGATTTGTACAACTTTTCACGATTTTGAATAATGTTTTCCCTGAGAATGAACACATAATCCACATTAGCACGCAATGCCGGTGGTAAGTCCATCACGTACTGCATCGTCAACATGAAAAAGATTTTCCAGTGACGTCCATTCATGAAACACTGCCTAATACATGTATCTTTGAGGAACTTTGAATCGTACATACAATCGTCCAATAACATGAAAGCTCCACAATTTGTTTTTCCATTACCCACTAGTTTTCTTTGTCTAGCCATCACTCTCTCTATAGCATCTCTATCATAGTCTCCATAAATAAAGAGATCTGGAATGAAATCAGAGTAAAAATGGTTACCCTCCTCAGTTCCTGAAAGCACAATTCCCGCTGGAAGGTGTTTCTTGTGGAACATGATATCCTTCACGAGAGTTGATTTACCCGTATTACGCTTACCAATAAAAACACATACCCTGTCGTCTGAAATCGTCTCGGGTTTGAATTTCCTCAACTGAAGATTCATTCTAATGTAATGTTTCGTTTTATTTACAAAAATTTTACTCAGTAAAAAACCTAAGTCTCATGATAAGTAAGTGAATAATCAACGATGAATATGCAAACAGGATTTGGTGACGATGGCTCTGCTATGGCTGAGCAATATACACAGACTATGATTGGAATTTTGATGCCCGTGATGGAGAGGAGTATGATCTTGGCTGCCGAATATTCCAAAGCTTGTGGGAGAGATACGGTTCTTCCGGAAGACATGGAGTATGCGATGAAGTATTCTGCGATGTACACAGTGGGTCAAGACATTGGAAGTTTATTTCCTGAAATCTATGACGAAGAACAGGAAGATGATGACGAAGAAATTGAAGAAGTTTCACCAGAAGATTGTCCTCCATTTGAAAGATACACAGGAAATGATGAACGTTTCACTCTCATGAACCAGGCATATGACAGGTGGGAAAATTGGGTGCCACAAAATCCGACAGAACAGATGTTAAAAAATGCTATTAATAGTAATGAGCACCTCTGAGCCGGAGGGATGGTCCTTCTCAAACACAAAATTTAAAGTGTATGATTCTGGTACGAGCTCTAGTGAAGATTCATCTGATGATGAACAGATATTTTCTAAAATAAAAACTATAAAAAAGAAAAAGTTTAAAAAAGTTGTTCAGAAAGAGGAGTTGTTACCGGAATAATTTTCTCAGGATATTATAAAATGTCCGCTGTTTCTTCCGCCATCAAGACTGTCGATCTCGTCACCCAGGAGCTCCAGACCCAGACTCTCAACTCCATCGTTGCGGGTTTCTCTTTCGCCGCCGCCATGTCGTGGATGGATTTCATCCGTTGGACCATCACCCAGCTCGTGAAGGTTCCCAAGAACGGTGGTTCCCAGTACGCGCTCACCGCCCTTCTCACCAGCCTCCTCTCCGTCATTGTTTACATGGTCATCGCTCGCTTCAACGGCTCCGTCAAGAAGCCCGCCCAGCCCGTCTACGCGATCACTCGCTAAGTGTTCTTGGGTATCTAGTTGGTTTTCCTTTCATAAAAAATAATAAAAGTAATCCAACTACAACAATTAAAGCGATATAAATGTATTCTTCCTTGAATCTATAAACATTCTTCACCTCAGGAATGCTTATAAATTCCTCTTCCTCTTCCTCATCTTCGTCTTCGTCTTTTTTAATCGGAACTTTTGGAAGACCTTCTAGTTTATCCGTCGAACACACGATTTCAAATTTCAAAACATGATTATTATTGGAAAAATTATAAGATGTGAGAACTCCATTATTCATATATAAAAACTCAATTCCAAGTTCCGATATAATTTTTTGTGGACCGGAATGAAAACGATGTACAAAAGGGTCATCGGCACCATTGTATGTTAATGCAGTTGTACCATTTAATAGTATATGCCCCGTATAATGCGGAGTTCCTTTTTGAGAACTTTCATTTGATGTTCCCATATAGACAGATTGATTAAATTCATCCGAACCAGATGATAACCTTAAAACTAAAGAATTTGGTGACGTCTGAGGTGTTGGTATACGCCCGGAGATGAGTCTTATTTCTTCGATATCATAA